CTACTCAGGCACACACATGCACCACTTTGGAACACATTAGCCCACCTTGCACCACTTTAGTGCACCCTTGTGCACCCTTATGGTGCGCTGTGGATAACCTGGGTTTTCCTGTGGATAACTTATGTATAACTTATGCACAGCTTATGCACTGCTGTGGATAACTTGTGAATTTCCTGTGGGTATCCTGTGGATAACCCCGGGGGAGGGCTTATGTGTTGCACAAATGTTACAGTACCTGCTCAGGTTTGCTAAGGAAACCCTCAGGAAACCCCTAAGAAACCCTAAGAAAATGACCAAAAGAACTACATTGGTCATTCTTATGTAAACTTTTGTATCTATTAATAAATTTAATGATAAAAAGTGACTCCAAAGGGTTGACAAAAGGGGAAACTTGGGGCATCCTAAGAATATCTTAAGTATATCTCTTGACTTTTGGTTATTTTTATGGTATAATATAGTTATATATTAAGAAATATTAAGTTAGTTCGTTAAGTATTAATCATTAATTACTAACTAAAGATACTTAAGTACCCTTAAGTACCGTCTTAAAGGAAAATACTTATGTCGTACAAACATAAAGACACCTTGGGGCCAAACGGTAAAAAGATTGGTCGTCCTAGAAAACAAGATGTCGCATTAAAGGCTAAACCGGGTAAGGTTGGTCGCCCAAAGGGTGACGCGACAATCATCAATGAATACAAAGCACGTATGTTGGCTTCTCCAAAGTCAAAAAAGGTTTTAGATAGTATTCTTGATGCGGCACTTAACGACGACCATAAAAACCAAGCGGCGGCTTGGAAGCTCCTAATGGATCGTATGTTACCCATTAGTTACTTTGAAAAAGACAAAGAACATGGTGGTCGTCCTTCAGTCTCCATTACGATCTCAGGAATCGGAGAAGCAAAGGTTACTGAAGATGATATTATTGATGCGGAGGTGATTGATGTCGATCCAGAGAGATGATCTAATTGAAATTGTAAAAGAAGACCTCATTCGCCACGAAGGATATGTTGCAGAAATTTACCTGTGTTCAGAAGGGTATCCTACGTTTGGTATAGGCCACATGGTTACTGAAGAAGACATGGAACATACATGGCCTGTCGGAACTCCAGTAACTGATGAACGTATCCTGGAAGTATTTAAGAAAGACTGTGAGATTGCCTACAGTGATGCCTGTACTCTCGTCTTAAACTTTGCAGGACAAGCCCCAGATGCCCAAAGGGTTCTTGTGAATATGGCATTCAACCTTGGTCGCAATCGTCTTAGCAAGTTTAAGAATATGCTTAAGTACGTTAATGAAGGAAACTACCTAATGGCCGCCAACGAGATGATTAATAGTAAGTGGTATGGTCAGGTAGGTCGTCGTAGCGCAGAGCTTGTCGATATGATGAAGGACGCTAAACGATCTTTCCCGGAAGGTGAGGATTGAGCACAGAACTCAATGTAGAACTCCTACCGTGGCAACAAGAGGTCTTTGGCGACCCTAGCCGATTTAAGGTTGTTGCCGCAGGTCGTCGTACTGGTAAGTCCCGTCTAGCGGCGTGGTTGCTTATCATCAACGCTTTACAGACTGAACGTGGTCACGTCTTTTACGTAGCTCCTACCCAAGGGCAAGCAAGAGACATCATGTGGAACACCTTGATGGAGTTAGGTAACCCCGTCATCACAGGTAGCCATATTAACAACTTGACAATCAAACTGGTCAACGGTGCCACCATATCCCTTAAGGGTGCTGACCGTCCAGAAACAATGCGTGGTGTATCCCTTAAGTTCCTTGTAATGGACGAATATGCGGATATGAAGCCCTCAGTATGGGAAACCATCTTACGTCCTGCCTTGGCCGACCAGAAAGGTCATGCGCTGTTCATAGGAACACCTATGGGACGTAATCACTTTTATGAGTTGTTTCAGTATGCGGAAATGTCAGGCGATGAGACTTATAAGGCGTGGCATTTTACGTCTTATGACAATCCACTACTCGACCCAGACGAAATTGATGTCGCAAAGAAATCAATGTCGTCCTACGCCTTCCGACAGGAATTTATGGCTTCCTTTGAAGCAATGGGTTCTGAGATCTTCAAAGAAGATTGGGTTAAGTTTTCTTCTGATGAACCTGACGTTGGCGATTATTACATTGCAGTTGACCTTGCGGGTTTTGCTGATGTTCAAAGCGCAACGAAGTCTAAAAACAAGAAACTCGACCAAACGGCGATTGCTATAGTCAAGGCAAATGAGGACGGATGGTGGGTAGCGGATATTGTACATGGACGATGGGATATCAAAAAGACCGCAAGGAAGATTTTCGAGGCTGTCAATGCCTATCAACCTGTAGCGGTTGGTATCGAAAAAGGAGCCTTAAAGAATGCGGTACTGCCGTACCTTACGGATCTGATGAAGTCTCAACAGCGTTTTTTCAGAGTCGAAGAGTTGACTCACGGAAACAAAAAGAAAACTGATCGTGTTGTCTGGGCGTTGCAAGGACGTTTTGAGCACGGACAAATTACACTGAACGAGGGCGATTGGAACCCACAGTTTCTTGATGAACTCTTTCAGTTTCCAAATGCCCTAGTGCATGACGATTTGGTTGACGCATTAGCCTATATCGACCAACTAGCAAAGGTGTCGTACTACTACGATTACGAAGAAGACGATTTTGAAATCTTAGACCCTGTAGCAGGTTATTAACATGGAATATGAAAACCAAACGATTGATCCAACGTCCCTTGAATCTTGGGTAATGAACAAATGCGATCAGTGGCGAGATCATTACGAAGGAAACTATAAAGAAAAGTTTGATGAATACTATCGCCTCTGGAGGGGCCAATGGGCCGCTGAAGACTCCATGCGGCAGTCCGAACGTTCTCGTATTATTTCCCCTGCTCTTCAGCAAGCCGTAGAGTCTGCTGTAGCAGAGGTTGAAGAAGCAACCTTTGGACGTGGGAAGTGGTTTGACATTCAAGACGATGTTCAAGATAATCAATCAGCAGACATTATGGTTCTCAGGAACAACCTTGACGAAGATTTCAAGTTTGTCTCTGCACGTAAAGCAATTGCTGAGTGTATTATCAATGCCGCTGTGTTTGGCACAGGCATGGCTGAAATTGTTGCTGATGAAGAAATAGAATTGATTCCTGCAACACAGTCAATCATGGAAGGGGATATGCAAGCTGTAGGGGTTTTACAGCGTGATAGGACTGTCTTTAAGTTACGTCCAATAATGCCTCAGAACTTTCTAATTGACCCTGTAGCTACAAACATCCAAGAAGCCCTAGGGGTTGCTATTGACGAGTATGTGCCTTTACATCAGATCCACATGGCACAGGAAGCCGGTATCTATCGTCAAGATGTTGAAGTAACCGAAGCGGCTATTGATGTTGATCTTGAGCCCACCCAAGACCTAACGCTTTACACAGACGATAAAGTACGTCTAACAAAATACTATGGTCTTGTCCCTAGCGAATTGTTTAATACAGACGCAGACGAAGGTGAGTCTGAAGAAAAAGAATCAGAATATGTAGAAGCCATTATTGTTATTGCTAACGGTGGTGTTCTACTCAAAGCTGAGACCAACCCGTACATGATGAAGGATCGTCCTGTAGTAGCTTTCCCTTGGGATGTCGTACCGGGCAAATTCTGGGGGCGTGGTATCTGTGAGAAAGGATACAATGCACAGAAAGCCCTTGACACTGAATTGAGAGCACGAATTGACGCACTTGCGCTTACTGTACATCCTATGCTTGCTGTTGATGCTTCACGCCTTCCTCGCGGAAGCAAGTTGGAAGTTAGACCCGGCAAGGCCATCCTTACGAACGGCAATCCCGCAGAAGTTCTACAGCCGTTTAGATTCGGAAATCTGGACGCTAATACATTTAACCAAGCGGCCAGTCTCCAACAAATGGTTCAAATGGCAACTGGGGCTATTGATGCGGCAGGTATACCGGGAAGTATCAATGGGGATGCCACAGCCGCAGGTATCTCAATGTCATTGGGAGCCATCATCAAGCGTCACAAGCGTACACTGATTAATTTCCAAGAAGCCTTCTTGATTCCATTAGTGCAAAAGGTTGCGTATCGCTATATGCAGTTTGATCCAGAGCGTTACCCTGCACAAGACTTTAAGTTCGTTGCAAGTAGCTCTCTTGGTATTATTGCTCGTGAGTATGAAGTTACACAGCTTGTACAGTTGCTACAGACAATGGGTCAGGATTCACCAATGTATCCGTTGCTTATTCAGGCAATCGTGGACAACATGAACTTAAGCAACCGTGAGGAAATCATCGCAAGCCTACAGCAAGCAATGCAACCTAACCCACAAATGCAACAGTTGCAAGCCCAAGTTCAACAAATGCAAGTGGCTAAAGACCAAGCTATTTTGGAGTATACTAAAGCGCAAACCGCAGAGGTTATCTCAAGAGTTCAACAGAATCAAGTTGAAACTGAGTTGCTTCCTGTGGATAGTGAGACCAAGCGTTATGCCGCTGTAATGAAAGGTATGGGAACAGATCCTACCGAACAAGAGTTTAATCAACGTGCTAAGATTGCAGAGTTAGCACTCAAGCAACGTGAGATTGAAACCAAAGAAGATATTGTAGAAATGCAAATGAGAGGCCAAAATGGTAACGAAGCAAGAACTGGATAACATTCTAACACAAGTGAATGCCATTCTTAAGCAATATGACGAACGTCTTAAGACTTTAGAAGAGCAATCAAATAAACCTAAAGCACCACAAAAGAAGGCTCCACTAGCACAAGCCTCTTGACAAGTCAAGTATTTTATGGTATAATATAAGTATATATTTAATACAGGAGAAACTCTATTGAGTCCTGAAAACGAAAAGTATTACGAAAACTACCTTGATTTGTTTCTTCATGAAGGTTGGAAACAATTTGTAAAAGAAGCTCAGGATCTCTTAGATGCTTTTGAGATCGAAGACATCAAGGATGAAATAGATTTAGCCTTTGTCAAAGGACAGAGAAATTCACTTTTGAATATCACTCGTTTTGAGACAGGCATAAGAAATGCAATTGACATGGAGTCTGAGGATGCTTAGACGCTATGATTTCAAATGCATTCAATGTGACCACATAGAAGAGCAATGGGTAGATTCAAATGATCTATTCGCAACTTGTCTTGAATGTGGTGACACCGCACAGCGGATAATCTCAAGTGTATCTTCACATTTCAAAGGCACAGGTTGGCCTGATGCTGATGATGCGTGGGCTAGAGATCACGAGAGAGCCGCTAAAAGAACAAATCCATAATGCTACGGCACGGAGTTTAACAATATGGCACAGTTAATTGATACGAAACCCGAAGACCAACAAGAAACCGAAGAGTTTGCTACTTTAGAAGAACAAGAGGAAATCCAAGAGGAAGCTGAAGAGCCAACCCTTGAGGAACCTGCGGAAGCCGAAGAAGACGACATACCTGATAAGTATCGTGGAAAGGATATCAAAGATATCGTTCAGATGCATCAGGAAGCTGAAAAACTTCTAGGCAGACAAAGTTCAGAAGTCGGTGAACTACGGAAGATTGTTGATGACTTTGTTAAGTCTCAGATTCAATCGGCCTCCAGCCCACAACAAGAAACTGACGAAGAAATAGACTTTTTCTCAGACCCAGAGAAAGCTATTGCAAAAGCCATTGAAAAACATCCGTCACTAAAGGCGGCAGAACAAACTTCAAAGGCAATGATGCAACAGCAGACTCTGGCTCAACTGCAGAACACTCACCCGGACTTTCTTGAAATTATTCAAGACACAGGTTTCCAAGAGTGGGTACAAGGCTCCAAAGTGCGTCTTGAGTTGTACCAACGTGCAGATCAACAGTTTGATTTTGACAGTGCTAACGAACTTATCTCGACGTGGAAAGAACGTCAGAACATGGTTTCAGAGACTGCCAAGGTTCAAAAGGAAGATCGTAAGCGTCAACTCAAAGCGGCATCTACAGGGTCTGCCTCAGGTTCTACTGAAGCACCAAGTCGTAAAATCTATCGTCGTGCTGATATTATTAAACTTATGCAAACTGACCCCAAGCGTTATACACAGCTACAGCCAGAGATTATGGCGGCATACGCTGAGGGTCGTGTCAAATAGCGTTAAGGAGCTAAATCATGGCACTTGGTACTAACCACGTCACCAATACTACGGCGGCTACTTTTATCCCCGAAATTTGGTCTGACGAAATCATAGCGGCATACGAGAAGTCTCTCGTTCTTGCCAATCTTGTAAACCGTATGCCAATGACAGGCAAGAAAGGAGATGTTCTTCATATCCCTAAGCCTAATCGTGGCGATGCATCTGCTAAAGCGGCTTCAACCCAGGTCACACTGATTGCGGCTACTGAGTCAGAAGTTCAAGTAGCAATCGATCAGCACTACGAGTATTCTCGTTTGATCGAAGACATTACTGACGTACAAGCTCTTGCTTCACTCCGTCAGTTCTACACTTCAGACGCAGGTTATGCACTTGCAAAGCAGGTTGATACTGACCTGTTTGCATTGGGCAAATACCTTGGCGACGACAATGGTTCTGGTTCTGACTGGATTCACAGCAACTCGTTCTACATGGACGCTTCTACAGGCTTAGAGCCTTATGCAACAACAACTGTTGCGGAAGCAGATATCTTTACCGATGTAGGATTCCGTGAGGCTATTAAAGAGTTGGACGATAACGATGTTCCAATGGATCAGCGTTTCCTCGTAGTTCCTCCATCAGTCGTACAGACTATTCGTGGTATTACTCGCTACAACTCTGCAGATTTTGTAGCCGGTCAACCCACAGTCAATGGTAACATTGGCTCACTGTACGGTATTGACATTTTTGTCTCAACTAACTGCCCAGAAGTTGAAACTGCTGCAAATAATACCGCAGGTGGACGCTTGATTGCGGGTATCCTAGGTCATCGTGACGCTATGGTATTTGCAGAGCAAATGGGTGTTCGTACCCAGACTCAATACAAGCAAGAGTATCTTGGTGACTTGTTCACTGCAGACACTCTGTATGGCGTAAAGGTTTTACGTCCTGAGTCAGCACTTGCTTTGGTCTTTAACGACTAAAGCACTCTAGGGGCCCCATTCGGGGCCTCTTCCTAATTCTATACACTGGAGATGTAAATGGGTATTTTTCGTGGAACAGGCGGTACAGGTGATT